TGGTTTCAACCACGGGGGGTTTCACGTATTCAAGCGTTGGCTTGAACGCGGCTCTTGTGGCGAACACGTTGGACACGACTACGAACGATTCCCAGCAGGGTCTCCTCGTTTCGTCGGCTAACACCACTTCGTCGTTGCCGATCCGCATCGTTGATGTGGTTGAGGACACGGCGTTCGTTTCGAGCGGTACGGTCTACTACCCTGAAGTTATCGTCAAGTTCAACGCTGCGTACGTTGACTCGGGCGTGATCACGGGCGGCCACGCTTATAACAACCCGGTCGGCCTGTAATAGGAGTTCTGAAACATGGCTATTTCACGTGCACAATTACTCAAGGAACTCCTGCCGGGCTTGAACGCCCTGTTCGGTCTTGAGTACAAGCAATATGGTGAGGAGCACAAGGAGATCTACGAGACTGAGACCTCCGAGCGTTCCTTTGAAGAAGAGACCAAGCTTTCTGGTTTCAGCGCCGCTCCGGTCAAGGCCGAAGGTGCTGCGATTGCGTATGACAACGCGCAGGAAGCATGGACTGCTCGCTACAACCACGAGACTATCGCTCTCGGCTTCTCCATCACGGAAGAGGCGGTTGAAGACAACCTGTACGATTCGCTGTCCAAGCGATACACCAAGGCGCTCGCCCGAGCGATGGCGTACACGAAGCAAGTCAAGGCGGCTTCTGTCCTGAACAACGGCTTCTCCTCCACCTACGCTGGTGGCGACGGACAGGCGCTGTTCTCGGCAAACCACCCGCTTGTTTCGGGCGGCACCAACAGCAACCGTCTGACTGCATCGGACCTCAACGAGACTTCGCTTGAGGCTGCCGTTATTCAGATCGCTGGTTGGACCGACGAGCGTGGTCTCTTGATCGCGGCGAAGCCCAACAAGCTCATCGTTCCCCCGGCTTTGATGTTCACTGCCAAGCGCCTCCTCGACACGGAACTCCGTGTTGCGACCGCTGACAACGACATCAACGCTCTCAAGGCGATGGGTTCGATTCCGGGCGGTTACACCGTGAACCACTTCCTGACCGACACGAATGCTTGGTTCTTGACGACCGACGTTCCAAACGGCATGAAGCACTTCGTTCGTACCCCGCTGCAAAACAGCATGGACGGCGATTTCGACACCGGCAACGTCCGGTACAAGAGTCGCGAGCGTTATAGCTTCGGCTGGTCGGATCCGCTGGGCATGTTCGGTTCGCCGGGCGCGTCCTAATAGGTTGATGGCGACCTAGGAGCGAATTGGGGGGTTACAAGTAGCGATGCTTGTAGCCCCTCTTTTTTAGTGATATACAGTCGTTCATCGGGAAAAATTCGTTTACCAGACAGACCCGACTGACGACATGCAGACTGGTAAACATTACTCGCATGTGAGGTTTTGAAATGGCACGTACAACTTTTTCCGGCCCGGTTAAGTCTGACAACGGCTTTGAGGGTCCTATCGCTGGCGATTCCGCCGTCATCACCAACTTGCTTTGCACCACGCTTACGATTGGCAGCACTAAGCTGACCACGGGTTCGGTGTCGGGTACGGTGTCGGTTCAGGCAGGTCGCATCCCGGTTATCATCGGCAGCACCACGCTTTACATCGGTCTGTACGCCAGTCTCGTCCCGTAAGGATTTCGTAGGGGGGCGTTAGCCCCCTTTACCCATTACAGGAGAGGAAGATGGCAATGCAAACAGATGTCCTTGCTAGTAAGGTCCGCACTGATGCAGGTCAGTTGTTGGACCAAAATAGCCTCGTTATTGGCCGCGCCCGTGTAAAAGCGATCTACATCATTCCTGCCGCTGGTGCAGGGGAAGTGGTGTTTAGAGATGGCGGTTCGGGCGGCGCAGTCAAAATCACCGTAAATACACTAGCGTCTTCAAGCGCCCCGGACTACATCCTGATGCCGGGTGAAGGTCTTCTCTTTCAAGAGAACATCTACATCGCACCGTCAGCCGTAGTTTCGACGATGGTGATCTATGGCTAAGTCACCGGCATGGCAGCGTAAAGAAGGCAAAAACCCTGCCGGTGGACTCAATGCTAAGGGCCGTGCGTCGTACAACCGCGCCAATCCCGGTAAGCCGGGGTTGAAGGCACCGCAGCCTGAAGGTGGCCCTCGTAAGAAATCATTCTGTGCTCGCATGACCGGAATGAAGAAAAAGCTCACGAGCGCCAAGACTGCCAATGACCCCAACAGCCGTATCAACAAGTCCCTCCGAGCATGGAACTGCTGATATGGAAATGTTGGTTTGGAACATGGTTCTTACGGGAATCGTGGCCGTGCTTGGCTTTGTTGTGAAAGAGAAGTTCGCGGAGTTACAACGCTTGGGCATTCTCCTCAACAAGACCCGTGAAGAAGTGGCTCGTGATCACGTTACTCGCGCCGAAGTACGGGCTGATGCACAGATGCTGCTTGACCGGCTTGACCGGCTGGAGCAGAAGATTGACCGATTGGTAAACAACAATGCCAAGCAAATCGGCTAAGCAACATAGGCTCATGGCGGCAGTCGCCAACAATCCTGCTTTTGCCAAGAAGGTTGGCATCTCACAATCTATAGGACAGGAATTTATGAAAGCAGATAAGCGTAAAGCAAAGAAGTTTGATATGGGTGGCCCGACTAGCTACGCTGAATCGGGTAGTGCTGGCGGTACCAACAGCTTTAAAGATGCTTTTAGGGCTGCTCGTAAGGCTGGTCAAGACACGTTCACTTGGCAGGGCAAGAAGTACACGACGGAGATGGCTGGTTCGTCCAAGCCGTCTGCTCCCAAAGTCGAAGTCCAAAAGACTGAGACAAAGGTTGAGATGCCAGCATCAAGCGGTCCCCGTTCTGGCGGTCGCGGCAGTAAGCCCGGTAAGGCGGTAGTCGGTAGCGGTCGCTACAACGACCCGACTAGCAGCTATGGCGAACGTGTTACCGCTCCTTTACGTGCTCTTGGCGACATTTTTGGTCGCCGTCGTGAAGAAGGCGTTATGAAGAATATGGGCGTTGATCGCGCAGAAGCCGCTCGCAGACTTGCTCGTTTAGACGAGGTTCGTGAGTCTGAAGGCATGAAGCGCGGTGGCAACGTTAAGAAGATGCGTAGCGGCGGTATGCCCGATCTCACGGGTGACGGCAAAGTAACTCGCGCCGACGTACTTAAAGGTCGTGGTGTGTTCAAACACGGTGGTGGCATAAAGAAATACGCCAACGGTGGGTCAGTTTCTAGTCGCGCAGATGGCATTGCCAAGAAAGGCAAGACCCGCTGCAAAATCGTCTAATAGGAGTAACTTCAAATGATGAACAAAATGAAGATGGGTCGTGCTATGCCGATGCGTGGCGACATGGCTGACAAAGCCGGTCGTGCTATGCCCGGTATGAAGAAGGGCGGCAAGGTCAAAATGTCTGGTGGCTCTGCTTCCAAGCGGGCTGACGGTGTTGCCACCAAGGGCAAGACTAAGGGCAAGATGGTCAAGATGGCTTACGGCGGTAAGTGCTAATGATGTCCTCCCGAGGCATGGGTGATATCAATCCCAAGAAGGTGCCGCGAGCAAAGCGGCGCGGGGATAGTAAGCCTGTGATCGGGACGGGTAAGCCTATTCGTACCTTCAAGGAAGGCGGCGAGAGCAAGGTCAACCAAGCCGGTAACTACACAAAGCCAAGCATGCGTAAAAGCTTGTTTAACTCAATTAAAGCTGCAAATGTGCAGGGTACGGCGGCAGGGCAGTGGTCGGCGCGGAAGGCGCAGTTATTAGCGAAGCGTTACAAGGAAAAAGGCGGCGGGTACAAGTCATGAAGGCTCCGCAGCAGTCATTAAAGGCATGGACTGCCCAGAAGTGGAGGACGAAAAGTGGTAAACGATCTTCTGATACGGGTGAAAGGTATTTACCAGAGGCTGCGATCAAAGCTCTCAGCCCTGCTGAGTACGCCCGAACCACTGCCGCTAAGCGAAAAGGCAAAGCCCAAGGCAAGCAGTTCGTCGCGCAGCCCAAAGGTATCTCGCAAAAAACCCGTGCGTACCGTCAAAGGGGCAAGTAAGAAGTGAACATGCAGAAGATTGTGGATATGTTGTTTCCGGTGCTGCTGGCCGCCGTTGGCTGGCTGTTGTCGGAAATTACATCGTTCAACAATCGCCTGATCGCTATCGAGGGCAAGATGCCTGCGTTGATTACGCCAGAAGGCGTACCTACCGATAGCCCAATTAGTGCTGCTAATCGGCAGAGGCAGAAAGAAGAACTGCTGGATAAAATCTACGACCTGCAAATGCGGGTTAAGTTGATCGAAGAACGAGGCAAGTAATGGTAGACAAGACTACAGCTACTACTGACTTCAACCTCGACCTCAACACGATCATCGAAGAGGCTTACGAGCGTTGCGGTGCTGAACTGCGTACGGGTTACGACTTCCGTACGTCGAAGCGTAGTCTGTCGCTTTTGCTGATGGACTGGGCTAACCGTGGCATCAACCTCTGGACGTTGGAGCAAGGTACGCACACGTTGACCTACAACGTTGGTACGTATGACTTACCGGTGGATACGGTTGACCTGCTTGACCACGTGATCCGGACTGGCTCTGGCACGAACCAGCAGGACATCAACATTAGCCGTATCTCGTCCAGCACTTACGTGTCGATCCCGAACAAGAACGCGACGGGTCGTCCGATTCAGATCTGGATCAACCGACGTACTGGCGCTACCGGTGCTGACGATGTAGTGGTCTACCCGCAATTTACGGTTTGGCCGAAGCCTGACAACTCGACCACGTGGATTTTGTACTACACCCGACTGCGCCGCATGTTTGATGTTGGTACAGGTGTAAACGGGCAGGACATTCCGTTCCGGTTCTTACCGTGCATGGTGGCTGGCTTGGCCTACATGCTGTCGATGAAGATCCCCGGAGCAGAGGCTCGCACACAAGTATTGAAGGCCCAGTATGACGAGGCTTGGGATCTTGCGGCGGGTGAGGATAGAGAGAAGGCAGCCGTGCGGTTTGTTCCACGTGAGAGCTTCTTGGGTGGCTACTAATGCCAAACAGGTTTGCAAGTGGCAAACACGCGATTGCGATGTGCGACCGCTGCGGCTTCCAGTACAAGCTGCGGCAGTTGAAGTCGCTTGTTATCAAGACCAAGAACGTAAACATCTTGGTCTGTCCGGAGTGCTGGGAGCCTGACCAACCCCAGTTGTCTCTTGGTCTGTACCCTGTGGACGACCCGCAGGCACTACGGAACCCGAGACCGGACACGAGTTACTTTGAGGTTGGCAATGACGGTGCCAATGGTAGCCGTCAGATACAATGGGGCTGGGCACCGGTAGGTGGTGCTAGAGCCAACGATGCTGGACTGACGCCTAATGATTTAGCGCCGGTCGGTGAAGTAGGAACGGTTACGGTCGTTACGACCTAGGAGACTGAGATGGCTATGACTTTGAAGGAACACGCCAAACTTCCGGCGAGCAAGGCTCACGGCAAGAACGCTAAAGGCTTTCGTGCTGGTGGCAAGACCAACGCTGAGATGAAGAAGTACGGTCGGAACAT